GAACTGCTGGTGGTGATATTGAATTGACTGTTACTGACCGTAAGAACGAAACTTCTAACGACTTCAGTATTAAAGTCGGTGATAATTCACCAACTGACTTCACATACTTTTTTAAAGTTGAAAACTTGAAACTACTAGGTGGTGATTATAAAGTACAGGTATCTGCAAAGGGTATTTCACATTTCGCACATGTGAACAAATCTGTAGAGTACTTTATTGCTTTAGAACAAGCTTAATCCCAACTAGGAGTTTTATATTATGAATGATGTGATGTTATGGGTGGAGAAATACCGCCCATCAAAAATCAGTGAGTGTATTCTTACTGATGATTTGAAAAAGACTTTCCAGACCTTTGTAGATGAGGGGAAGATTCCAAATCTACTACTTACTGGCGGGCCTGGGGTAGGTAAGACTACGGTTGCAAAAGCGATGCTTGAGGAACTAGGCGCTACTTATATGATGATAAACGGTTCTGAAGAATCGGGTATTGATGTACTGCGAAACAAGATTAAGAACTTTGCTTCTACTGTCTCTATGGACGGTAATCGTAAGTTCGTTATTCTGGATGAGGCAGACTACTTAAATCCTCAATCTACACAGCCTGCGTTGCGTGGATTCATTGAAGAGTTCCATAAGAACTGTGGATTTATTCTTACCTGTAACTTCAAAAATCGAATCATCGACCCTCTTCACTCTAGATGTTCTGTGGTTGAATTTCGTATTCCTACTACAGAGAAACCTAAACTCGCTGGAGAATTCTTCAAACGAGTTCAGACTATTCTAGGTGAAGAGGGTGTCCAGTATCAACCTAAAGCAGTTGCTAGTATTGTGGAAAAGTATTTCCCAGACTGGCGTAGAGTTCTAAACGAACTGCAAAGGTATTCTGTATCTGGTATGATTGACAGTGGTATACTTGTTAATATATCAGAAACAAATATGAAGGACTTGACAACTTTCCTCAAAGAGAAAGACTTCAAGTCTATTCGTAAGTGGGTTGCAAATAATCTTGATAATGACCCTGCCCGTATGTACCGAAAGGTTTACGATGCACTTTATGAAGATATCCAACCACAAACTGTGCCACATCTTGTTCTCGCAACAGCAGACTATTCTTATAAGTCAGCATTCGTTGCAGACCAAGAAATCAATATGCTTGCATTTATGATTGAGATTATGACACAGGTTCAGTTCAAATGAGCTATGAACTTAAACATTATCTCAAATCCATAAACGAAACAAAGGAACATCTGCTAGATTCAGATGACCCTATGTGGGAAAAGAAGTATTCCCCCTACATTATCAACAAATGTCTTGCACCATTTAACGATACTATAATGTTGGTGAATGAGATGAATATGAGACATCATCTTGATTCAAAACTACAATATGATTTTTTACTAAATACTATTAGGTCTAAGAAACGATATGCTCCTTGGGTGAAAGCGAGTAAGTTAAAAGATTTAGAGTATGTAAAAGAGTATTTTGGTTATAGTAATGAAAAAGCAAAGGCTGCTCTGAAAATACTTGATAATGAACAAATTAATACTATAAAAAGTAGTTTGAATAAAGGTGGAAGAAAATGAATGAAATTGATTGGCAGCCCGAGAGGATGCTCGAAGTAAAATTAAAAGAACCAGATGACTTTCTAAAGGTTCGTGAGACATTAAGTCGTATTGGAGTTGCATCTCGCAAGGAGAGAAAACTCTATCAGTCGTGTCATATCCTACATAAACAAGGACGATACTATATCGTACACTTCAAAGAGTTATTCGCTCTGGATGGTAAAGACACAAACATAAATCAAAACGATATTGAACGTAGAAACTCTATTGCATCACTTCTAAGTGATTGGGGTTTGATTGAACTTATGGGTACAGCAGAACCCAAAGCACCACTATCACAAATCAAAGTGATTGCGTTTAAAGAAAAGAACGAGTGGGACTTAGAGACAAAATACAATATCGGTAAAAAAAGAGAAGTTTAAATTGACACAAAAATTCTCACAATTCATCACTGAAGAACCAAAAGAGCAAAAGTATAAACTTGTAATCTTTCATAACTCTCACGAAAACTTGAGAGATGTGGGAAAACAAGATAGGCCTGATGTTAAGTTGATGATTGATGCTGCAAAGAAGGTTGGTATTGAGTTATTCAATGCTGAGTATTCTGGTGGATTTATATCAGAGAAGAATGGGAAGATGTACATCAACTCTTTTGACTTTGATAAAACTGGTAAAGCAATCAAACCTAGTGAGGATGGCAAAACAGAATATCAAAAACCATTTGAGATTAGTCCAGAAGATACACTGATTTTCCCTAGAGGATTGGGTACTCTTGGATTTACTACAAATAGAAGATGGGTGGATATGATTAGACTCTTAGAAGATGCTGGGTTTAAAACTATTCCATCCCTAGAAACTTGGGACATATGTACAAGTAAATATTATTGTAATGAGTTGTTCAGAAAGAATGGGTTACAGACACCTGTAACTGTTCCAATAACATATTCGGATGATGCTGAAAGAGCAGTAGAAGGAATGAAGTTCCCTATTATCTTAAAAGCGTCCAGTGGTTCACAAACTGGTGTTGGTGTTGTTATTGTAGAATCTATGCGTTCTCTACACCCAACAGTACAGATGTTGTCACTGTTAAGTAAGAATATTGACCTTGTTGCACAAGAGTATATAAAAGTCGATTATGACGTTAGAGTTATTGTACTCAACGGTGAAATAATTGCGGCGATGAAAAGAATTGTAATTGATGGTGATGCAAGGAGTAATGCATCATTAGGTGCAGAGACAGAAGAGATAGAATTAACTGAAATTGAAAAACAGGATTCTATCAAAGCTGCAGAACTTTGCAAAGGAGATTTGGTTGGAGTAGACTTTCTTCCCTCTAAGAATAGAGAGAAGGAACAACCATATATACTGGAGATAAACAGTATGCCAGGGTTTGGCGGAATTGAAAGGTCTACAAAAGGTAAGAGTGTTACTCAAGATATTCTGAGAACATTCTTAAACCGTAATAATTGGTAAAGGAAAAATAATGACACTACTCGAAGCAATAAAGAAACATAATGAAGGTAAGATTGCATTGCATAAAGCAAATGTTGCAGTCTATATGAAGAATCCTGCTGGTATTGGGGAACACTCTGATATTGCAGAAGCGGTAGAATGTGAATTATCAAAGATTGCACATTCTCAAGATATTATTGATATGATTGATAAACACTTCTCAAGTGAGGAACAATTACCACTTTTCTCTTGACATTCACCCCTAAACCGTATATAATGAAACTCTTTGATAAGGAAAAATGTCTTGAACTTTTACACACACGTAGCCCAGTGGGGCAATCAACTATTGGTTCGTGCAGTAAAGGATGGTGTTCGTAGTAACTACAAGGTTAAATACGAACCCACTCTTTTTGTACCTGTAAAGAACCCCACTGGTTACACCACTCTGGATGGCAACAATGTCAATCCAATGAAATTCCTCTCCATCAAGGAGGCAAAGGAATTCGTAGAACTGTATCAAAGTCAACCGCATCTCGTATTCGGTATGACACAGTTTCCTTACACATATATCGCAGAACAATATCCCAAACAAATACAATTCGACAGTTCGCAAATGCGTATTGTCACTATTGATATTGAGGTAGAATGTGAGAACGGTTTCCCTAATGCTGACCAAGCATTAGAACCAATGTTATCTATTACTATCAAAAACCATGACACTGGACGTATCAAAGTTTGGGGATTGCATGAATACAAAAATGATAGAGAAGATGTTCAGTACATTCAATGTGCAACTGAACGTGAACTTCTAGCACAGTTCCTTGCATGGTGGGAATCTGACCATCCAGATATTATTACTGGTTGGAACACAGAGTTCTTTGATATTCCATATATCTGTAACCGTATCAAATCTCAAATGGGTGAGGACGCAATGAAACGTCTATCGCCTTGGGGTGTTGTTGATGCAAGAATGGTAGGTTCTGGTTTCGGTAAGAAAGACCAAGTCTACAATATTCTTGGTGTTGAGAACATTGACTATCTACAACTCTATCGTAAATTCACTTATACTAATCAAGAATCATATCGACTTGACCATATTGCATTTGTCGAACTAGGACAACGCAAGGATGATAATCCATATGAGACTTTTCGTGATTGGTATACTAAAGACTATCAGTCTTTCCTAGACTACAATATTCAAGACGTTGAACTGGTAGACAGACTTGATGAGAAGATGAAACTCATCGACTTGATTCTAACTATGACGTATGAGGCAAAGGTAAACGTATCTGATTCGTTTACGTCTGTTAAGTATTGGGATGTTCTAATCTACAATCATCTACTAAAAAGTAAGATTATCATTCCACAAAAACTTGGACACAAATCCAAGGGTGAGAAGTATGTTGGTGCTTATGTAAAAGAACCACAAGTAGGACAACACAAATGGGTTATGTCTTTTGACTTGAACTCTCTATATCCACACTTAATTATGCAGTACAATATTTCACCAGAGACTTTGTTGGCAAAACAACTTAATCTTGGTGATTCATCTGTTGATGATTTGATTGCACAAAAGTTTGATATCAAAAACATGCTTCCAAACAATGTAACGATGACACCAAACGGTGCGTTGTTCAGTAAAGACAAATTGGGTTTCTTGCCTGAGATGATGCAAGAGATGTATAATGACCGTACCATCTATAAGAAAAAGATGTTAGATGCCAAACAGAAATATGAAGATACCAAAGATGCTAAATACTTAAAAGATGTTTCAAGGTTTCAGAATATTCAGATGGCAAGAAAGATTTCACTAAACTCAGCCTATGGTGCGATTGGTAATGAGTGGTTTAGATATTATGATTTGAGGATTGCAGAGGGTATTACGACATCGGGACAATTTTCTATACGTTGGATTGAGAAGTCCATCAATTTGTATCTAAACAAATTGTTAAAAACGAATGGAGAAGATTATGTTATTGCATCGGATACAGATTCGGTATATATTACTTTTGACAAGTTGGTTAGTACTGTGCTTGAAAAAAGAACAGATGAGTCGGAGAGTTCGTATCGTGGGAGGGCGGTGGACTTCCTTGATAGAGTTGCTCAAGAGAAAATTGAACCTTTTATTGATAAGAGTTATCAAGCTCTTGCTTCTTATGTAAATGCATATGACCAAAAGATGCAAATGGCAAGAGAGGTTATTGCAGATAAGGGTATCTGGACTGCAAAGAAAAGATACATTCTTAATGCATGGGATATCGAAGGTGTTCGTTATCAAGAACCCAAACTTAAAATTATGGGTATCGAAGCAGTTAAATCATCTACGCCTGCACCTTGTCGTGACAAGATTAAAGAGGCACTGAAGATTATCATGTCTGGTTCGGAGAAGGATGTAAACACATTCATCCAAGAGTTTCGTGAAGAGTTTATGAAACTTCCACCAGAAGAGATTGCATTTCCTCGTTCTGTTAATGGACTAAAGAAGTGGAGTAGTAGTTCGGGTATCTTTACTAAAGGTGTTCCTATGCATTGTAAAGGTGCATTGCTTTACAACCACTATACTAAAATGAACAAACTTAATAATAAGTATCCTCTTATACAAGAGGGTGATAAAATCAAGTTCCTAAACATGAGACAACCGAATCGAATGTCATCCAATGTGATTTCGTTCATTACTAAGTTGCCTACAGAACTAGATTTGCATAATATGATTGACTATGACTTGCAATATGAGAAGGCATTTGTTGAACCATTGACGTTTATTATGAACCAAATTGGGTGGCAGATTGACCGTTCTTATGGAACACAGACAACTCTTGAGGATTTCTTTGGATAAATGCCTTGACATTTGTTGGCAAAACAAGTATAATGAGAGTATAAATTATGAAAGAGGATTTGAATGAAATATTTTAGATATACACTTGATGAACTGAAACAGTCATCTGACAGAAAACTATTCGATTACATATCGTTCTTTGCGGGCGGTGGTGGTTCATCTGCTGGTTATAAACTTGCAGGCGGTGATTGTAAATTTGTCAATGAGTTTCAACAAGTCGCAGTGGATACCTATCTAGAGAATTGGCCAGAGACACCAGCACACATATGTGGTGATATCAAAGAAGTCACTGGTGCAAAGATTATGGAGATGACAGGAATCAAAAAGGGAGAACTTGATATACTTGATGGTTCACCACCTTGTCCACCATTCTCAATGTCTGGTACAAAACAAAAAGGTTGGGGTAAAGAAAAGACTGCCTATGGAATGAAACAAAAAAACATTGAAGATTTAACATGGGAACAGATTCGTATTGCTGGTGAGATGATGCCAAAAATAATTATCTGTGAGAATGTAAAAGGTCTTACAATGGAATATGCAAGAGAACATTTGATGAGAATGGTAAATGATTTCGAGGCATTAGGTTATACAACAGTTTACAAAGTACTAAAGGGACACAATCATGGTGTGCCTCAGAAAAGAGAAAGAGTTTTTATCGTATCTGTAAGGAACGATGTACTGGATAAAATCGGAGTACCATTTATGATACTTGAAAGTTTGATTTTTCCAGAACCAGAAGAACATGTCACCACAATTAAAGATGCAATTTGGGATATTCAACAAAACAATGAGAATGCTTTTGAAGCAGTTGAACTTTGTGAGTCGATGACCAAGAGCGCTAAATATAAGTGGATGAAGAGACTACCAAAGAATCCAGAAAAGGTTGTCTCTGTTGGTGATGATGTAGTTGGGCCTTGGTATGATAAAGTCATTGAACATAGAAAGAAATGGGGTAAGAGTATTCCAGATAGAAAGAGTTCGTTCTTTCAATCTCGTAGAGTTCCTTGGAATCAAGCATCTCATACACTTTCTGAACAAGGACTACAAACAAGTCTTGCAGTTCACTTGCACCCAGAAGAAGATAGGGTGTACACAACTAAAGAAGCTGCACGACTAATGACTTTGCCAGAGGATTATAAATTCACTGGTACTCTTAATGAGAAACTTGCAAGAATTGGGTTGATGGTTGCACCACTACAAATGAAGTACCTTGCTGATAAAGTGTACGAAAACATCCTTAAACCCTATAAGGAGATACAAAATGCAGAAACTAACGGTTAAGAAAGACTTAGGTCAAAAAGAAACTTACGATAAATGGAATGGTAAATTTCTAGACGAATCAGCATACGATGAGGTAATCAAAGTAACTGATACAGACATGGGAGTAATGAAACCTATCCTATCTTTGGATGGTTCAGATGTTCCCCTTGCATATGTTATTACAAATGCATTCCCTAAACAAAGTAAGATTAGGGATATTCTAACTACTATTGAAGATACATCTACAATGAGGGCAAACTGTTCAGGCCCTATTGATAAAGAAGAGATGTTGGCAAAAGGTTTAGTTGAAGGACAAGACTATAAACTTAGAACACCTAACTCATATTATGTCCGTACAAAGTCTGGTGGTTGGGGTATGATTGCATACTCAAACGAAATCCATTCAGTTATGATTGGACACAAACGTGGACGTTTTACTGGTGGTATTGATGTATCGGGTTGGTGTAAAGACAATAAAGAAAAGTGGGAAGCACTACAAGAAATTTCTGAACACAATGAAACTGCATTTGCAAAAGCAAACAATGACATCTATAAAAGTCAGAAGTCATTTGCAGAAAACAACATTCGTCCAGAACATAGAGTTGGTGAAGGTATCTTTACTACACTTTCTGCGAATAGATATTCTGCATATCAGTCTGCAAAGATGGCTGCACATGTAGACAGTGGTGACACTGATGCTGGTATGACAAGTATGTGTGTATTCAGAGAAGGTGATTACGATGGTGCATATCTTTGTTTCCCTCGTTATGGTGTTGCAATTGATGCCCCAGATAATAGTGTTGTAATTGCAGACAGTCAAGAAGTACACGGTGTTACACCTATCTCTGGTAATGGACAACGGTTTAGTTGTGTTGCATATTGTGATAGACGATTGGCAACAATCGGTGTCTACGGTAAACAAGAGAAGTTGATTGGTAAGTATGCTGCAAAGACATCTGGAAATTTAAATGACTTTCTTGGCGAATAAGCCTTGACTTTTGTTTTAATAACAGGTATACTATGCTAGAAGATTGAGGTTAATTTATATTATGGAGAAACAATGAAATATCCCTTTGAATATGTAAAGGCCCAAGAACACTTTGAGGA